ATGCTGGATATGTTTTCTTTATTAATATCAACATCGTTGCCGGCACTGGGATATCTATTTCTGGTCCAAGTGTCCAATTCATTCTTAAAAACATTGGGGTCTTTCAAATTAACTACATAGCCGCGTTGCTTAACATATTTGTCCCAACTATCAAATTCTTTTTGTAAATTTTCCCCACCCGCGGCCCTGGCACGATTGGTAGCATAGGCGCCTTTTACTGCACCCCAAAGACCTTTGGCCAACTTACTTCCAGATTTTGCAACAGACGAAGGCTGTTGTGCTTGGGCAGGTGCTGGTTGTGTAGGTGCGGCGGGAGCTGGGTTTCCATTAGGAGTTCCTGTATTTGTATTAACTGCTTCACTTACTATTTCATTAATCTTCACTGCGCATTCTCCTGACACCGCGTTTGAATTTATCGGGTTCTTGCGTGCGAATGCTGTTAAGTAATCTACGTTCCAACTCACCTGCTTGGTCAGCATCGTAGTTTTCACGGATATAATTTATCAGATTAATAGCACCTTGTATTACATGACTGGCCCTGCTTTCCACAAGATTTTCACGATCTTTATGGGTCAGCATGGTGTCTAATTCGTCAAGTATGCTACGAGCTCGCTTTTGCAAGATTTACTCCAATTTATGTTATATTTATGTATCGTATTAATAAATATCGATGACTTTTTTTGTGGTGTTTTTGTAGTGTATAAATACCCCATGGTGTCCACATTCCCGCGTCCTTACCCGAGTCAATTTGATCTTAGAGGCGAAACACTTACCTGTTATGGGTCAGACTTTCGAGATATTGTTAACTATACATTTAATTCCCAGGGTTATCGTGCAGATTTTGATTTTGACTTGGCAGATCCTGACCCTATTGTGGTTGCATTAGGCAGCAGTATTGCAACAGGGCACGGAATTGAGATAGATAGATCTTTTGCGTCTCTTGTTGCAACCAAACATAAGAAAAAATTATGGAATCTAGGACAAGGATGCTTTCGATCTTCAAATCAAACCATACTTGAACAAATTGAGTATCTGGTCAACAACAAGGCAAACATTGATTTTTATATTGTGCAATTTACTCATATCAATAGGCAAGGTAACAAGTTTAACAGTTATCTAGAACTAGAGCAAGACATATCAGTGAAAAACTTCCAGGACATATTGACAAAAATAACCGATCTATTAGCAAACAAAAAATGGTGCTGGTTGCTGACTGATTATAGTGGTGCTGTGTTTGACCATTGGGTAGTGAATCATCCGAACAAAATTTCTATTGATCCTGAAATTGTCGATCATATTGCAGTCAAGGGCTATGAGCATCTGGCACCCAGTACTCACGCAGTCAAGTTGTTGAGTCTTCACCCAGGGCCAAAATGGCACCTGTATACTGCCAAAGAAATAATCAATTTTTACAACAACACCTATGAGCATCAACAATCATTGGAGAAATAAGCAGTTAGGAAATACCAACAATTTGCTGTGGCAAGAAACATTCTGTTATGACTTTATGTCAAAACATCAAAATGTAACTTGGAAATGGCACGGTAACAAGGGGATATTTTTTGATCGTTGTTCATCACAATTTTCTATGTCTGACGTCTGTGCCAATGGGTTAATCATAATTAATTACCCTACAAGACATACTCCAAAAAATTTTGTGGCTGTAATCAACAGTCTGTTACATCCTGACATTGATTTTGTTTACCTTGCAGTAAACCGATATGAGTTTGTATCTGTCAATGATCTTGATATTCAATACCATGATGAGTTAGTAGACTGTATAAGTCAGATTGTGGATTTTTTACATGTACCTTTTGTACGAGCCAGCCGCACTGATGTTTCTGCTGATGGTAATCATTTTGTGGGCGTACACGGATTAGATATTTTTACCTATGAAAATAATTAACAATTACTCCGAGTTGCAAATTAGTCAGTTACAACATGTTAGATTGTATCTGCAAAGCCGTCCATTGGCTGGATTGTATCGCAAAAGACAAAAAAATATCCGCTACGATGTACCCGAATTTGCCAATTTGATTGATCAAGAAATCAACAGCAACTACATAGCTGTAGATTGTGCTGGCTGGTATTTTTCCAATTCAATTAGGCCTTGTACTGCTATAGAATTATCACCGGTTGCCAAATTGATGTACAATAACATTGCGTTTGAATATGATTATCTGTCATGGCGTCCTACTTATTTGGATCCTGTCCCTGTGCTGGCTTACTATCCTGTATATTTTAAATACTGCCCAATTGATGATTTTATAAATTTTTGTAATATTTGGGGCACACAACACTCAAAATTAATTATCGGGCTAGATCCTACCAAAATCAAATTTAATTATTTAAAATTTAATTTGTTGCATCAAGTCAAATGTAATCTCCAATTTGATGCTCAAATCAAAGTTTTGATTGATCAGCCATTTGATCTCTTGTTTACTATATGCCCATTATGAAAACTTTGATTATTTTTAGAGAAGGACTAAGTGGGCATTACCTTTCAGCCATTATCAATAACCAAACAAAGTCTGCAAAATTTCGCATAGATCCATGGTATCCGGGAATATACAACGAACCAGGATATATACCCGACACTGATTGTGTTTGTTTACACTCCTGCTCGCCAGGATTTCATAAACAGTTTGACTTGGTTCTTACTATACAGGTCAATGAAAAAATATATCACAGTATCTATAATATTTTTTATAAAAAAATTCTAATAGAACAATTCTCACCAGAGGAATACAACAATTGGAAAAACAATTTGATATTTTGGTACGACAAATGTTTTTACAACATCAAAGAATATTTTGATATATTTCAGCATGATTTTTCTTTGAATCAAAATCCCAATATCATCAACTTTGATCAATTGCTGGAAACAGATTATATTGAACACATACTTAAAAAATACTACAATAGGCCCATGACCAATGATGTAAAACAGTTTGTGTTGGATTACAAGTCCAAGCAGTTACTCACGCCGTTGACTCGGTCCGGCCAGTCAATGCAGGAGATTGTTGATCCAATCAGTGACCTTCAGTTTGAACAAAGTCCCTGGTTTGCTGCCTACTGTTTGTTTAAATTTGAAAAAAACAATCTGTTGGCAGAGAGTCAGCGACTGTGGACTATTGATTCAGTTACCAGTCCCATTGATAAAAAATTTTTGTTATCAATTGAACATCAGTATGCTAATCTACCTTAGATTTCAGCCCGGCCAACATTTGTTTGAGTTTGGTACTTTGTGCATCACCTGATACTTTGGGACCGCCGGGTGGGATATCCAGTGGGTCTGGTACACCTGCTTTGAGTGCGGGTTTTTCCCAAGTTGTGGCCTGACTCTTGATCTGACTCATGATGTTAGTTACTTTGGGAGGACCATTGCCTGTGTCGTTGGCATCTAATCCAGGATCAGTAATACGCATGGTGTCAATGTTGTACTCTAAATCAATTTTTTGTCCTACACCTGTACTGTTACGTGATTTCATACACTGAATTTGATAACGTCCACGTTCACGCATGGCCCTGCTGGTAAAGATACCAAACACATTGTCGGCAGTATTGATCTTTGAAATACCACCCGAAATATGACTGTGATCAAATTCAGGTTCATCTACTGCACTACGATTCAACTGACTTGCAGTTACCATTAGGATACCTAGTTCCTTGGCTAGATTACGCAACTCTTCTGACACATACTTGTCTTTGACAAACAGGTCATTGGGACTCACTTTGGCACTGACTGGCATCAACAAGTCCAGGTAGTCCACCATCATAAAGTCAACTTTGCGTCCTGTTTGGATTTGATACTCTTTCAAGAAACTGCGAATGTCATTGATGTTGCTCTGTGCTGGTAGTGCTTTGACCTGATATGTACCGGACTTTTTGCCCACCATTTTAACCTTGAGTTCAGTGGTTTCAATGTCCTTGCGAATGTCTTTGGTACTCATACCTGCCAACATGGCATCAGTTCTCAGTGCAGTCATCTCTTCGCTCAACTCTAAACTGATATACACGCCATGCAAGCCTGCTTGCACCCAACTCAGTGCAATGTTCATCATAACCAACGACTTACCTGACCCTGACCCCCCAGCAAAAATGTTGAGTTCGCCACGACTGAATCCACCATACAACAATCGATCCAATTGTGGCCAACCTGTTGAAACTTGTCCGCCTGAATTAAAATATTTGTTGATACGTGCCGCAGGATCTGCAAAGTAATCTGTTCCTAGATCTTTGGTTAACGAAATTTGTACTGCGTCTTTGATCAGTTTTTCTACAGGATCGTAATCGCCTTTTTCCAACAAGTCTGCGGCTTTTAAGATTGCACGTTCTAGTTCTTGCCTACGTGTAAACTGTTCAAATTCATCTGTAAACCAACCAGTGGGCAGGGCAGTGACCTCTACTGGTTTTAATTGTACACCATTGGTGGCATTGACCTGTTCAAATGTGGGAAGTGTATTGTATTTGCTGCTGTACTCAGCAATGAACTTGGCCGTTTCTCTAAGACTGCGATCAAAGTTTTCAGGATTGTAAATGTTTTGTACCCGCACAAACTCTTGTGCATCGCTCATCATGGTTTCTAATAGTAATTTTTGTAAGTCTGGGGAATATTCTTTTGTCATTTATTGTCCTTGATGTAAGTTACTATTTAATTTCTTCTTCTTTAACTCAATTTTTAATCTACTAGTTTCTTTATAGTGCAGAATGTTTTTTAACACAAATAATTTGCCATAACGTTCAACTGCGGCACTGACATCTTTGACATCATCCTCCCACTCAGGAAAACTCACACTCCATCCGTATTCTACAGCATCATCAACTAAGCGTGCCCCAGCACGATCTCGATCGGGTACTAGTATAACTTCACGTGCCAGACTGTCAATAATATCAGCTTGTTGTTCATTACATTGATTACTTAGTATGGCAACACCATCAATGGCCATGGCATCAAATGGTCCTTCAACCACAATCACAAATTTTGCATCTGGGGGTTGCAGATCTGTGTTAAACACATAGTTAGGTTCGTGACTGTTAAAGTACTTGGGTTTAACATATGGATCAACGGCTCTTGCAGTATAACCAATGGTTTTGTTCTTCCAAGTAAAAGGAACAATCACACGTTTGTTCAAGTTGTATTGCGATTCCGGAGTCCACATTAGATTGTATTTGATCATATCAATCTCACGGTCCGCGGTGTACATGACTGCTGAGTGATAATCTGCTGGTACATTGTATACATCAGGATTTGCAGCACCTAAAGTATAAAAAGTTTCCCATCCAGTGAAATTCATTGCTTGATCCGGCAGGGGCCTCGGCTTGAACTCTACTTCTAGTCGTGCTTCTTCTACAAATGTTTCTGGTGCTACTAAATCTTTGACCCGAATGGCTTCAATAACCAAACGTTTGACTTCGTTTTCTGCGGCACCCAACCAACTCAATAGTTTTCGAAATTTGTAAGTTAAATGGCGGCCAGGAACATAACTGGCTTTGAAGTTGCA